CCGTTGGTTGAACCGGTCAATGATGGTGTTCTGCCTGTCGAGTCCGAGTAGCTAACAGCGATGTTGAGAACCCGAAGAACCGCCTTGCCAAGCGCATCAACATACGCCCCTAAATCAATCGAGGTTTCGTAATAACTCAAGTCATCCTGGATGTTGATGGTTTTGCGTATGAAAAAGCTGTCTGTTTTCGCCATATGATAGGCAGCGTATGACCGACAGTCTATGAATAAATCGCTTCCGCACCGTGCATCCTTCGAGAGGATTCTCTTCGAAGAGAGCCTGGCAGCGAATATCGGGTTTTTGGGCTGGATTCGCTGGTTTTTCTCCAGCTCGAGCTGAGAGATTCTCGTTTTCGTACTCGAATGAGGGGGTAAATGGCTCTGATTTTTTGGCAGAGATGCAAATAATATATACTACTCAGTTTCTCGGGTGAGATTGGAGGTGAAAAAAAAATGACAAGACATCTAATCAGCGTGACTTTGACGAGTGAAGCGTACTTGGTGACTCGGCATTGGGCGCAGTCTCGAGCTGTGTCCGAGCGAGTCTCTCAAGCGATAGTCCATTTCGATGATTTCGGACCACGCTCGAAGAAGTTTCGAGCGAACAAGAATCTCATCGAGGACCGAGAACGCTCAATCGCGTTTCTCGGAACCGTGATTCGAGATTTGAACGAACAGATTGACGAATTGAAAGCTCGTTGAGTGAGCAATCGTTCAAGCGCCTCGAGGCGGTTCGAGCAGTATTGTTAGGGCGAGGCGGATAACCTCGCTCTAACACCCCTTCCAGCTTCTAATTCGAGACATCCTGTCCCTTCCCCTTGATGAGGTGAAGGATAGTCTCCATTGGGTGCTGCTTCTTCGGCTTGAGTATCACCATGTAATTCCATAGTCGAGTCGGAGAATCGGAGGAATCTGAAGAGGTGTACCCATTGATGTAAAGCGAGGACACAACGACGGTCTGAGGGTCGAGAATGAACCTCGCTGGATTCGGGCCGTTCCCTGAGTTAGCGAGGAAGTCCGCAACCGCTGATTGTCTGCGCTGATAACCTGCCTGCAAGAAGCCGCATTGACGGTTGTCTGAGGCGTTGCAGATTTCATCAAACCCGACCGTCCCGATGGTGTCTGTTGCAAGACTGAAGCAAGCTTGGAATTGACCGTTAGCGCTGCCTGTCTCGGCGCGGCTGGTCCTCGGCCAACAGTACGCCTCAACGACTTCCCAACCACGAGTCAAGTCGTTAGCCTCGTATGAGAAGACCTGGATGTCTGTTGTTCGCTCGTTGTCGTCCAATTCAAAAGAACCTCGTAAGCTTAGCAGTGGCATGGATGGATCACCTCTTCCTCGCTGCCTTAGCTCGTCGATGAGCTTCCTTCACGCAGCGCTTGAATCCGCCCTTTTTCCAGCCACCATTCTTCTTCTGATGGCGGCTCTTGCATTTCTTGAACTCCCTCGAGTAGGCTCGATTGTGAGCGTTGGGTTTCCGCTTGCTTTTCGGCTTGTCTTGAAGGCTCTCCCATGAGTAATTCCGTAGCTGTGTTTGGACCGGATTCGGATGCTCCCAATTTCCAGGACCAGGGCGAGCTTGATTCGAGCTGATATTCCCTGCCTGTTCTTCAGCTGCAGCTCGTTCTGAAATCCACATGATGAACTCGAAGAATCCAGGAGGGACGACGACGACCAATTGAGACCCTCACTGTTGGCTCAATGCGAGTGCCATCGCTGCTTCCTTTGTGAGAGTCTCCGAGGTGCATTCCATCACGATGGAGACATAGATGTCCTCTTGCCAGCCTGTAGTAGCAGCGCCACCGATGTACAGCTGTTCAACGCCTATCAGATAGCCGTTCGTCCAATGCTGGGGGGCAACATCCATGTCGTTGCTCACAATGCTCGGGAAGACCGTGCCTGTAGTGCCGAAGCTGTAGCAAGACAACCGTCCAGAAGCGACGATAGATTTGTTGTTGCCAGGAACGACCATATCAGCTTGAGTCTGCGTAGCGAGCTGGAAGTCTGCAGACGCTGAAGTACCGTTGGTTGAACCGGTCAATGATGGTGTTCTGCCTGTCGAGTCCGAGTAGCTAACAGCGATGTTGAGAACCCGAAGAACCGCCTTGCCAAGCGCATCAACATACGCCCCTAAATCAATCGAGGTTT